GAAAAACCATTCAAACAAGTTGGGATATATCGGAACAACTTGGTATCACCATTACTATTTCCTGATGTTATCGCCCGATACGCTAAACTATACAACGAATGCATCGTCATAGTAGAAAACAATGACCAAGGACAAATTGTATGTAATAACTTACATTACGATATAGAATATCCGAATATGTTTATGGAATCGTCTGTTAAGTCAAATGGTATAGGTGTCACAATGACACGAAAGGTCAAACAGATTGGGTGTTCAACTCTTAAAGAACTTATGGAAGAAAACAAGTTAAGAGTAATAGATAAATTTACAATCAATGAATTAGTCACATTTGTTGGTAAAGGACAGTCTTATGAGGCTGACGGAGGTAATCATGACGATCTAGTCATGAATTTAGTTCTATTTTCATGGTTTGTTACAACTCCGTATTTTCAGAGTTTAACGGACTTAGAACTAAAGAAGTTATTGTATGACGAACAACAACTTCTAATAGATGACGATATGGTACCGTTTGGAATCATTGATGATGGTAATGAATCACCAGAGACTTTTAAAGAAGGTGGTGATATTTGGACAGTAGTTGATGATGTACAGATATACTAAATTATAAATACTAGTTGAACAAAAGAGATTACCTCTTTCGTTCATTTAATAATACATTTTTTATAGCTATAAAAAATTAAATTAGGAGACAATTAAATGGCATTTCAAGTTTCGCCTGGTGTACAGGTTCAAGAAATCGATGCTACTAATGTTATTCCTGCGGTCTCAAGTTCTATTGGAGCATATTGTGGTCATTTTAGCTGGGGTCCAGCTGAAGATGTTACTACAGTTAGTTCTGGTAAAGGACTTGTAGATTCATTCGGGGAGCCCGCTAATACAGATGTTGGAGCTGAGTATTTTTACCCAGCAGCTAACTTTCTAGATTACGGGATTGACTTAAAAGTAGTTAGAATCGCAACAACCTCTATGGTTAACGCGACAACAACAAGTGGGCAGTCTTTGTTAATCAAAAACTTAACTCACTATCGCGATAATTTCAACACAGGCGCAGCCTCTGCTGGAAATTATGGTGCAAGATATGCTGGAGCATTAGGTAATTCACTTAAGATTTCAGTATGTGGTGGTCTGGAAGCATTTCAATCACAAGCAGCTAGTGTTACAACAACTAACGGAACAACAGCCATATTAGGAACTTCAATAGAAGTAACTCTTGGTGAAAAATTCGTAGTAGGTGACATTATCGTAGCTATTGGTTCAGATACAACTAGATACAAAATATCAGCTATAACTTTCGATTCCGGTGCTACCGGAGCCGCTACAGTTACTTTAGCACAAGAAGATGATTCTACTCAAGGTTTGGTCGCAGCAGTAAGCAGTGGCGCTAACCTAAAAAGAGAGTGGGAATTTGCAAATCAGTTTAACAAAGCTCCTGGGACTTCTACTTTCGCAAGTACTAGATCCACAGTCGGTGCTACTGATGAGATGCATATCATTGTTATTGACGAAGATGGAAGTATCTCAGGTGCTCCAGGAACAATCTTAGAAAAATTTGAAGCAGTATCAAAAGCTTCTGATGCTAAGGATGACTTCGGTGCATCAAACTATTATGTTACAGTATTAGAAAACACTAGTAAGTATGTTTACTGGTTGGATCATAGTTCAACTATGGGTTCAGCTGGGTCAGCTGCTCTTGGTGTGACTTTCGGAACAGGTACTATACCTGATTCACTTTCGTTTACGAATGGTGCTGATGGAAACCAACCAACAACAGCTCAGAAAATTACAGCATGGAATACACACTTTGGTAGTGCAGATAATCAAGATATTAACTTGATCATATCTGGTACTTCTCAAGCAGATAATGGTAGTGGAACAGCAGTTGTGACGAGAGCCGAAGCAACAAGTTATTACAATCAATTAATGAACATTGCAGAAGACAGAAAAGATTGCGTTGCATTCTTCTCACCACTCAAGTCTGATGTAGTTGACTCTGGTATAGTCGGAGCAGATAATGTTAAGACTACTGCAGATACATTAAACTCATCTAGTTACGCTTCAATGAGCTGTAACTGGTTATACATTTATGATAGGTACAATGACAGATACGCGTATGTACCAGACAACGGATCAATAGCTGGACTATGTGCCAGAACTGATTACACGAATGATGCATGGTATTCACCAGCTGGATTCAACCGTGGTCAAATATTCGGTGTAACAAAATTAGCGTTTAACCCAACACAAGCAAATAGAGACCTTCTTTATAAGGCTAGGGTTAATCCTGTAGTTACATTCCCAGGACAAGGAACATTATTATACGGAGACAAAACACTTATTGCAAATGCAGGTAGTGCTTTCTCACGAATTAATGTTCGTAGATTGTTCATAGTGTTAGAGAAAGCAATCTCAACAGCAGCCAAGTTCCAACTATTTGAATTTAACGATTCATTTACAAGAGCTAATTTCAGAGCAGCTATTGAACCTTTCCTTAGAACAGTCCAAGGTAGACGAGGAATCTATGATTTTTCAGTTATCTGTGACGAAACTAATAACACATCCGGTGTAGTTGATGCGTCTCAATTTGTAGCTTCGATATTTATCAAGCCTGCAAGAGCAATTAACTTTATAACATTAACCTTTGTAGCATCTAGAAGTGGTGTAGATTTCAATGAAGTCTATGGTCAAAATTCTGGTGCATCAGAATCTAGCGTATAAGGAGGAATAGAAAATGGCAACTATAAACCAATTCAAAGCCAACTTAGTTGGAGCAGGACCAAGGAATAATCGATTTGAGGTATTCATACCTAGAACAGGAAGTAAGATACAGTTTTTATGTAAAACTGCAGCTCTACCTGGTCAAATCATTGAACCTTTGGAAATGAAATACAAGGGGTTAACTGTTAAGTTAGCTGGTGATAGAACATTCGAAAACTGGACTGTAGGAATCTACAATGATACTGAATTTTCAGCAAGAACCGCTGTAGAACAATGGATGCAAGATATTGTACCACTTGATTCTAGCATTGGACCTGTTGGATATGATTACATGGTCGATAAGGCTATGGTATCTCAACTAGGTCGTGATGATTCAGTTATTGCAACTTACGAGTTTTTCAATATGTGGCCGACCAACTTGGGAGCTATTGAGTTAGATACCGAAGGTGGTGACGCTGTTGAAACATTTGATGTTGAATTCTGTTACTCTCATTTTGAAAGAACTCTCTAAAAAGAGCCCTTTTAAAAGGTTATAAATATTAGTATGGAATTATTCGGATTAGAAATAAAGAGGAAGAAGGGCGACGAAACTAAAGCACAGAGTTTCGTCCCACCTCAAAATGATGGGTCAGTTATCGAGATCGGTAAAGACCAAGGTATGGGTGGATTTGCGTCTACTGGTGGAGTCATTGGTCAGTATATTGACATGGAAGGCGGAGTTAAAAACGAAGCTGACCTAGTTACAAGATACAGAACAATGTCTCTAGTGCCTGAATGTGACAGTGCAATTGAAGATATAGTCAACGAAGCTATTTCTTCAAATGATTTAGATGCACCTGTAGCTATTAATTTAGACAGAGTGAATCATTTTAGTGATAGTACTAAAGAAAAAATTCGAGAGAGTTTTGATGAAGCGTTAGAATTACTAGGTTTCAGAGAACTTTCACATGACATATTCAGAAAATGGTATGTTGACGGTAGACTCTACTTTCATAAGATGGTAGATTCTAAGAATATGAAGAAAGGTATTCAAGGTTTAAGACCTATTGACCCTCAAAAGATTCGTAAGATTCGTGAGGTTGATAAGGTAAAGGACAAGAAGACTGGTGTTGAAGTAATTAAAGATGCGGCAGAGTATTTCATTTTTAATGAACAAGGGTTTGACAAGAGTGGTAATAACACAGGTCAGACAGTAAGAATTGCACCAGACGCTGTAACTCATGTAACTTCAGGGTTACTTGATTACAATCAGAAAGTTGTAGTTGGATATTTACATAAGGCTATGAAGTCTGTAAACCAACTAAGAATGTTGGAAGACGCACTTGTTATTTATAGAATATCAAGAGCTCCTGAAAGAAGAATCTTCTACATTGATGTCGGTAACTTACCGAAAGCGAGAGCTGAACAGTACTTGAAAGAAGTACAGACTAGTTATCGTAACAAGTTAGTGTATAACGCTGACACAGGTGAAGTTAAAGACGATAGAAAGCATATGAACATGCTTGAAGATTTTTGGTTACCTCGTAGAGAAGGTGGCCGAGGAACCGAGATTAGTACACTACCAGGTGGACAAAATCTAGGTGAGATTGAAGATATTTTATATTTTCAAAAGAAATTGTACAAGTCTCTTAATGTACCAATTTCTAGATTAGAGACAGAAACTGCGTTCGCAATTGGTAGAGCGACAGAGATATCAAGAGATGAAGTGAAGTTTTCACGATTCATTGATAGACTTAGAGTTAAATTCGCTAGGGTATTTGATGATATTCTAAAGACTCAACTGATACTTAAAAATATAGTAACAGAAGAGGATTGGAAGAAATCAAAAGAGTATATAAGTTATGACTTTCAAAAAGATGGCCATTTCGTAGAACTCAAAGAAGCTGAAATATTGAGAGAAAGAATCAATACTTTAGAACAAATGGATCAGTTCGTAGGAAAATACTATTCTGAACAATGGATAAGAAAAAATGTTCTTAGACAGTCAGAAGCAGAGATTGCAGATATCAATAAAGAGATTGAAGCAGCTGCACCTGAAGAAGGTGAAGAAGACGAATATGGCGACGAAGAATATTAATTTAGGAGATTATGAAAATGGTAGAAAAAACTAGAAACCTTGTAGATCAGATAGTAGACGGCGAGAATGTCGAAGCTGGCGAAAACTTTAAAAGTGTAATGCAAGACAAACAACTAGATGCTATTGATTTGAAACGAGTTGAAATGCAACTCGATTGGATGAACAACAACCCACAAAACGAGGAATAAAAATGTCAAATTGGACAAAACCCGGTCAGGCTTTTAATGGTCTAGACAAAAAACTAGAGACTATATCTGAACAACAGGTCGTGTCTTATTTCGATAACCTTATGGAACAAGATGAAGAACAGCTTGTTGAATTACTTCAGAAAATCAAAGGTAAAATCCAAAATTTTAAAGATAAAAGAGATTTTAAAAAGAGAGCCTCTGAATTAGCTAAGCATCATAGTGACTCAAGTGCTGGCCATGACAAAAGTAAAGCTCATCATGACGATCATCATCAAGCTCATTTTAAAACTAGTGTTGCGATGAAGAACCACAAGCATCCTGAGAGTGCTGCCTCTAGTAGTTCTCACAAACATGCGGAAAGTGAACATAAGATGGCCAGTAGGAACCATGATCTAGCAAAGGGAGCCCATGACTTAGCTAAAAAGGCTGCTGAAAAAGGTGATCACGAAGCTTATAAAAAGCATAGTCAGGCTGCGAAGAATCATACAGAAAGAGCAAACCATAAAACTAAGAGGGCCGCCACTTCAAGTAATGGTGCTGAAGAAAGAAGTCAACACGCTGATACTGGAGATAGAGATATGTATAACCATATTTCTAAAAAACATGGTGGTAACAAGTAATGAACTACTCAAAAGAACTTTTTCTTGAAAGTTTAGTAGCTGTTATATCAGAAGGAACTTTAGTCATGACGGAAGGTCCTAACGATTATATAATGTTACAAGACATGGAAAAGAAAGTTTATCAAAAGATGAAAAAAGCTTTGAAAAAGAACGCGCCGGGAATTAAAAGTCTTGAATATCAAGAACCAGGTGAACCTCTATATGGTGGATACGGTGGTATTGCTGTAAATTGGAAAAATAAAACTCAAGCTATGAAATCTATAGAAGCTGCTATGAAAATAGCTAAAGTCAAAGAACTTGATGATATTGATATTAGACGAAACCCAGGTATATAAATATTAAGATGAAAACATTCAATCAATATATTACAGAAGAAAAAATGGGATTGCCTACAATGGCTATTAAACCTATAATGAAAGATATTGAAAAACTGATGAAAAAACACGATGCCTATGTTAGTGATAAGAATAAAGATGTTACAACAATTTCTTCACCTAAACCTATGAAAAGTGGGTTTACTAAAGATTTAGAGAAACTATTAAAAATCAAAGGGGTAAATTTGATGAATTATCAGAAATGAAAACATTTGTAGAACTAAGAACACAGTTAGACGAGATTAACTTTGGACAAGATCATAAGAAGAATCACATTTCTTCTACTAAGATTAAGAATACTGAAATTATGTATCATGCCGAAAAACAAGGTTCTAAAAAAGTTCGTGTCTTCGTTAAACCAAAATCAGCTAAAGAGAATGAGGAGTTGGGTGTATTTAAAGATATGGCTACAGCTAAGAAGTCCGCTGAACAGTTTGTTAAACTTATGGGTGAAGACATTGACGAAGGTGTCAGTCTTTGGAAAGAGTTTAGAATTAAAGCTGAATCATCAATCATCAAAGAAGATGATTCACTTCAAGAAGAAGTTATTGTCTACAAAGTTAAAGGTATACAAAAACCAGAGATGGATAGATTTAATTCAGCTGGTAGAATGATGGGTTTAAAAGTATCATTTCAGAAGAAAGGTAGTGATACAATGGTAACAATGACAGGGACTAAAAAGAAACTAAGAGACTTTGATTCAGTCGCAAGAGGTAAATCCTCATACGGTGATGCGTCAGCGGTACAACATTTTGACGAGAAATAAGAGGTAAATATGAGTTGGACAATACCGGGACAAGGTTACATAAATTTAATTGAAACATCTCAACTTGAGAAAGAACTCAAGAAATTAAAAAGAGATGATGAAATAGCACAGATGGATATTGTTTTTTCAGATGATCAAGAAGCCAAAAAGATGTTCAATCTAGCTAAAACTTTAACAAAAAGAGCTGGTGGTGGGACTGAAGCTAAGTATTATAAACACCCTAAATATGGATCGATTGTTTCTATTGGTCACCAGGGTGACTATGATGTTGCAGGTGAATACATAGAAATGAATAAAGTAGCGATGGATATTGCTAAAAAAACAAAAGACAAAACAGCTCGAGCTCAAGATGTAGAATTAGACTTTGATACTGATTCAGCACAAGATAGTTTAGCATATAAAGCAAAGTAAGAGGTAAATATGAAATTAATATCAGAAAATTGGTCAGACGAAGTAAATTATCTCGTTGAAGAAGACCCAAAGACAGGTAAAAAACACGCTTTTATCGAGGGTGTGATGCTTCAAACAGAAGTAAAAAACAAAAACGGTCGTATATACCCGAAAGAAGTAATGCAAAAAGAAGTAGCTCGTTATAACAAAGAATATGTTGAACAAAATAGAGCAT